CGGCTGATTTCCTCCCCGAGACGTCGGGCGACCACCGACCAGGTCGGATACGTGCCGGCACGGCGTCGATCGTCAGCGATTCGAGCGGGGATAGGTGCCGGTCGGCACGGCAGATCGCGTGAGAACGTCTCTCACGACCCGCCTATACCGGCAGAATGGGCGCATGGCGCGGCGCGGTCGAGTGGAAGCCGGATTAGAGCGCGAGCTGCCCGAGCGGCGTGACATAGGTGCGGCGGAACGTGCCGCGCTGCGGGCGCAGGCCCGCGCGGTCGACGTCGCCGAACAGGCGCGCGAGCCCGACGCGGTGTCGCGCGCGAACGCGGTCTATCTCGACCTCCGAACTAAGGCAGGGCTTACCTCTGGTGGTATCCGAAACGTCGACCCGTTCGACGCGCTACTCGCCGAAATTTCTCGACCCTCCGCCGGCGTTAGCGACGTGCCGAACACCTGAGCGCGACACCTATGGGCCGGCGGTCGGTGCCCTCGCGCGGTATGCCGGGCGGCCGTTTATGCCCTGGCAGCAGTACGTCGCTGACGTCTCGCTCGAGGTCGACGCCGCCGGCCGATTCTGTTACCAGCTCGTGCTCGTCACCGTGCCCCGCCAGTCGGGCAAGACGACGCTGTTCGGTGCGGTCATGGATCACCGCGCCCTGGTCATCCCGCGCGCCCGAGTTTGGTACACGATGCAGTCGGCGAAAGACGCGGTCGACTGGCTGGTGAATGAGCACTGGCCGCTGCTGGCGCCGTTCGGTGACGCGGTGTCGCTGCGCCGGCAGGCCGGTAGCGAGAACGTGCGGTGGCGCCATTCGGCCGGGCTGGTGCGCCCGTTCCCGCCGACACCGACCGGCCTGCACTCGAAGGTCTCGGACCTGGTGGTCGTCGACGAAGCATGGGCTTTCGACCAGGTGAAGGGTGCGAACGTCGACCAGGCGGTCGTACCTACGCAGGCCACCCGAGAGAACGCGCAGGTATGGAAGGTGTCGACCGCCGGGGATGCGACGTCGACCTGGTGGCTGGGCGCGGTCGAGACCGGTAGGGCGGCGGCGCTGGCCGACCGCCGGCAGGGGGTCGCCTATTTCGACTGGTCATGCCCTGACGGGCTCGACCCGATCGACCCGGCGAGCTGGCCGGCGTATCACCCGGCCTTCGGGCGCACGATCGGCGCACCGGCGATGCACGCGGCGATGGTCATGCTCGGCCCCGACGAGTTTGCGCGCGCCTATGGCAACCGGTGGACGTCGACGGTGGCGCGGGTGATTCCGCTGGGCGCCTGGCGGGCGGCGGCGGCACCCGACCTCGAGCTGCCGGCGGTCGGCCGGTGCGCGGTTGCGTTCGACGTCGCCGTCGACCGCTCAGACGCCGCGATCGTGTTCGCCTGGCGCGACGGTGCCGGCGGGCCCGCCCGGCTCGAGGTCGCCGACTGCCGGCCGGGGGTCGGGTGGCTGCCCGACCGGCTCGACGAACTGGTCGAGCGGTGGCGGCCGGTCGCCGTCGGGTATGACGCTGCCGGCCCCGCGCTCGACGTCGCCGACAACCTCGAGCGGCGCGGCCTGGTGCTGGCGGGCACGAAGTCTCGCGAGTACGCCGCCGCCTGCTCGGGCCTGCTCGAGGCGCTGTGTGCCGATCCTCCGGCAGTGCTGGTGCGCCCGCACCCGGCGCTCGACGCGGCGGCGGCGGCGGCGGCACGGCGCACCCTGGGCGACTCGTGGGCCTGGGCGCGGCGCCTCTCCTCGGTGAGCATTTCGACGCTGACCGCCGGCACGGTGGCGCTGTGGACGTTCGACCATGCGCCCGCCGACCCGGGCCCCTTCCGAATCCTTTGAGCCCGCAAGCGTTACGGTGCGGGCCTAGTGACAGTCGCGGCGGTTCGACCAGCCCTGTCCCGGCACGGTGGCGGGATCATCCCGCCGCCGTCGGCGTCGACGTTCGGCCTACCGGGCCCCTACGTGTACGACGCAATCTCGGCACGGAAAGTGCCGGCGGTCGGCCGCGCCGTGCAGCTCTACGCCGGCCTGGTCAAACAGATGCCGATAGACGCGGTGCGCGGCTATCTGCCGGTGCCGACACCGCGGCTGCTCGGACGTCCCGACCCTGACCGCGCCGGCCCCTGGTACGTCGGGGTGAACGTCGAGGACTACCTCCTCTCCGGGAATGCGATATCGCACGTGACGCAGCGCGGCGCCGACGGCTGGCCGCTGGCGGTCGAATGGCTGCCGGCACTCTGGACGTCGATTAGCTGGGAACCGGTCGCCGAACAGGCCCTGCATTACTGGTACTACGGGCAGGAGATACCGCTGGAGGACGTCATACACGTGCGCCGCGGTGCCGACCGCATGTTTCCGGTGCGCGGCGTCGGGGTCGTCGAGGAATACCTCTCGACACTCGACCGCGTCGCGATGGAAGAAGAATACGAGCGGGGTGCCCTCGCCGGTGCCGGTGTCCCGTCGGTGGCGGTCATTACCCCTAACTCGACGGTGCCGCAGGACGTCGCCGACGACGCGAAAGCCGCCTGGCTCGCGAAGTTCTCGGGCCCGCAGCGCGAGCCCGTCATCCTGCCGAACGGTACGCAGGTGATACCGCTCGCCTGGTCACCGACCGACACGCAGTTGACCGAAGCCCGCCATATGTCGCTGATCGACGTCGCGAACATGTTCAACCTCGACGGCTACTGGCTCGGCGCCCCGGTCGCCGGCATGACCTACCGCAGCGCCGGCCCGCAATACCAGCAGATCCTCCGCACGTCGCTTGAACCGGTCCTCGCAGAATTCGAGGACGTCTGGTCGTTCGCGTGGCTGCCGCGCGGCACGTCGATACGTTTCCGGCGGTCGAAGCTCTTGCAGGATGACATCGCGACCGCGACACCGCCGGCGGTCGCCGCCTATCAGGCCGGGATCATTACCCGCGAAGAGGCGCGCGCCGATATGGGCCGCCCGCCGGCACCGGTCCCCGGCGCCGGCGAGCTCGCGGTCGAGACCGTGCCCGGCGGCGGCGACACCGTCCCGCCCGACCTCCCCGCACCCGAAACGACGCCGCCCGAGACAGGAGGGCCGCCCGCATGATGATTGCACCCGAACTACGGCAGATGACTACCGCGCTCGTGCTGCGCGACGTGCAGACGGTCGGGAAGCCCTACCGGTACCTCGAGGGTCGCGCCGTGCCCTATGGCGAGCTGGCGAACGTCGGTTGGTACCTCGAGGCGCACCGCGCCGGGTCGTTCGGCGAGTCGACGAAGGCCGGCACCGGCAAGGGCCTGCCCCTGTTGCTGTTCCATGACAACCGCTCATTTCCGATCGGACGTGCCGAGACCTGGGCGCACGACGCCGGCGGCCTCGACGGAGTCTGGCGGTTGAATGAGTCGCCGGAGGCGCAGCGCGCCGCCGCCGCGGCCGAGGACGGCGAACTCGTCGGCATGAGCGTAGGTTTCTCGCCGATCCGGTCGGACTGGGAATACGTCGACGACTGGAATCCCGACCTCGGGCCCGACCATATGGACCGGGTCGAGCGGGTCGAGTCTCGCCTACTCGAGGTGTCGCTGACACCGACACCGGCATTCGAGCAAGCGGCGGTGACCGCCGTGCGCACCGCCCTGACGGTCGAGCACCGGCACGCCGCCGCCGCCGCCGCCGGGCATGGCCCCCGCTCCTCTCAAGTGGATACGTGGCGGCTCGAGGTCGAGCGGCTACGGTCGGCCTCGCACTAGACCGCGGCCGACCCGCCGCAGCGGCCGGCACCCGGCCGGAACGTCGCCGACGTTCCACCGTGGCTGCCACCGGCTGCCGGCAGTCTGCGCGCCCTGCATCTAGCGGCGCCCGACGTGCTCGACACCCGGAGGTAACACCGTGCCGAATCCCGTACTCGACTCTTACCGCGCCCAGCGCGACGAACAGATTGCAACAATGGACGCGATCCTCGGCCAGGTCGACGATCGCGACCTGGTCGACGCCGAGCGCGGCATTCTCGAAGGTGCCCGCGCCCGAATCGCCGAACTCGACGCAATGATCGAACCACTCGCGAGTTTCGAGGCGCTGCGCGACGCGCACTCGACCGCGACGCTCGTGCGGCCGCCGGCACCGGCACCCGCCGCCCGAGCCCGAATCGACGGCGTGCAAGCCCGCCCGCAGTATCCGTCGGCCGGCGCATTCCTGGTCGACTACCTCCGCGCGCACGGCATCCTCGAGCGCGGCGTACGAGACGAACAGGCCGCGGCACGCGTGTACCAGGCGCGCGCCGACCAGACGACCGCCGATACGCCGGGCATTCTGCCGACTCCGATCGTCGGCCAGGTCGTCAACATCATCGACGCGAACCGGCCGCTCGTCACGTCGCTCGGCGGCGCGAAGGCCCTCGGCGGCATTCCCGGCACGACGTTTAGCCGGCCGCATATCGCGCAGCACGTGCAGGTCGGGAAGCAAACCGCCGAGAAGACGGCGCTCCCGTCGCAGAAGATGACCGTGCAGCCGATCACCTTCACGAAGGAAACGTGGGGCGGGTCGGTCGACATTTCACGGCAGGACATCGACTGGACGTCGCCGGCCGCGTGGGACATTCTCGTTCGCGACCTCGCCGACGTGTACGCGATCGAAACTGAAGGCGCGGTCGCTGACGCATTCACGACCGGTGCGGCCGGCACGCCGGTACCGCTCGGCACCGCCGGCACCGCCGCGTCGCTCGCCGAATGGGCCACCGCGCTCTACACCGCCGCGATGCGGTCCTACAACGCCGGCAAGCGAATGCCAGACCGAATCTGGTGCTCGCTCGACGTCTGGGCCGCACTCGGGTCGCTCGTCGACGTCGCCCGGGTCGTGTTCCCGCCCGACGCCGCGGTAGGCGGCGACTCCTCGAATGGCTTCGACGCCGGCGGCAGCTCCCTCGCCGACTTTCGCGGCGACGTGCTCGGCCTGCCGCGCATCGTCGTGCCCATGTTCTCAGACGGTACGTGCATTGTCGGCCCGTCGAATCTGTTCGAGGTCTACGAAGAGATCATCGGCCTGCTGTCGGTCATTGAACCGTCGATTCTCGGTGTCGAGGTCGCCTATGGCGGCTACCTCGCGCACGGTTCGCTGTTCGGCGGTGCGTTCGTCCCGCTGACGATCGCCGGCACGCTGCCCTCGTCGGTCGGTGACGACACGGCGAGTCGTAAGGCGTCGGCGAAATAGTGCCGGCATGGCCGACCCTGCCCGCCGTCCGCACACTGCTGCGCCTGCAACCCGACGCGAATCAGGACGCGGTCATTTCGTCGGCGCTCGCCGCCGCGATCGACTACGGCATGCAACGGTATGCGGGCCTCTACGCGGTCGACGCGACCGACGTGCCCGACTCCGGCTATGAGGCGTGCCTACTGCACTCGGCATACCTGTACCGTCGGCGCGACAGTCTCGACGGCACTATCTCGTATGGCGAAATGGGCGCAATCCGCGTCGGTCGCGTGCCTAGCGACATTGTCGAAATGTACGGGCAGCATGCGCCGCTCGTGTTCGGATGAGCTGGCAGCCCGACGTCGCCGCGAACGCGCTCGTCGGGCTGCTCGCACCGCTCGACCCGACCGTGTCGGTATTCGGTACACCGCCGGAGACGTTCAACGCGCCGGCGCTCATCGTCTGGTATCCGCGGCTAGTGCGCCATAACGGCTTCGCGTTCGGGGTCGACCTGGTCGAGCTGCCGGTCACCTGTGCGGGCGGCGTATTCGACTTTCCGAAAGTGCACGCCTTGACGGTCGCGGTCGCCGCCGCGGTGTCGGCCGATCCGACGTGCGGCGGGCAGGTGCCGGCAGTAGTGCCGCTCGAACAGTCGAACTGGCGGCAGATGACAGTAGGCGGCGCGACCATGCTCGCCGCCGACGAAGTCCTACAACTCAGAATGTAAGGAGTGGAACCGTGACCGACGTGCAATACGAACCCGAACCGCAGGTGAGCGTGGCCGACGTCGCACCGCCGGCCGCGATCGCGCCGGTAATGATGGTCGACGCTTACGTCGAGATAGGTGCAGCGAACCTGTCGTGTCTCGGTATCGAAGTGTCGATCGAACCGGAGAATAAGCCGATCGAGCAGACAACGTTCTGCGGGATCGTCGACTACCCGGGCCCGACAAAGTGGCATTTCAAGGCGAAACTCGCGCAGGACTTCTCGACCGGGTCGACGAACGACACGCTGCAATCGGCGCTGTCGGCATATGCGGCCGCGCAGACGCCGTGCCCGTTCCGGGTGCGCCCCTACAAGGGCCGCGCGGTCGGGCCCGACAACCCGTTTATCACCGGGAGCATGGTCCCGCAGCCATACGCAATCTTCGGTGGCGCCGCCGGCGCCGCATCGGAGGTCGATATCGACTGGATCATGACCGCGCCGCCGGTACAAGAAACGACCTAACCGCATGGCGGCACCGGTGGTCGGCCTGGTCGGAATGGCCGCGCTCAGACGCGACATAAAGCACCTGACCGACAACGACCAGTCAGCGCTCTACGCGGCGATAAAGGATGCCGGCCGGCAGGCGGCCGAACCGGTCGCCGCGCGCACCCGCGCGACGGTGCCGCACTCGGGCGGCGACCATGCCGGCCGGCTCGCCGGCGACGTGCGCACCTCCGGCACAAAGACCGGCGCCGCGGTGCGCATGGGCCGCAAGTCGGTGCCCTATGCGGGCTGGGTCGAATTTGGTGGCACTCGACCCGACGGCAGCTCGCGCGAATACGTCGCGACCGGCCGCTACCTGTTCCCGGCCGCGCAAGGGCTCGGACCGGTCAGCGCCGACCGGTACGCCGCCGCCATGAGTCGACTATTCGAGACGTCGGGTGTCTGGACGAACTCGACCGATGACGGGAGCGCGATTCATGACTGAGAACCTGCCGGCACCGCTACGCGCCGTCGACGACGACGTCTGGGAAATACCGCCGCCGGTACCCGACGACGACGACGACCGCCACTGTCTCGCCGTGAACATGGAACGGCCGCTACGCATATCGCCGAACGGTATGGACGCGCTCGAAAAGGCCTCCGGGCTTTCCATGACCGCCCTCTTCCAGCAGGAGAGCGGCGACTCGCTACGGGTGCGCGCAATGGGCTTCGCCGAGCTGTACCGCCGCTACGACCGGCTCGGCCATATGCCGCCGGCAGAAACAATCTGGGCGCAGGCCGGCCGCGCGTACGTCGAGTTTGCGGCACCGTCGACCGCCGACCCTTTAGACGACGAATCCTCGACAACCTCGCAACCTTCTGCCGGTACTGGCGAATGACACCCGACCAGGTCGACGCACTCGACGACGACGTGTATCTCGCATTCATTCGACATATGGAACGTGAAGCCGTCGAGATAGAGAAAGCGTCGGCGCGCGCACGTAGGCGGTAACTGGTGGCGGGCCCGTCGATCGTCGTTCGCATTCTCGGCGACCTCAAGGGCCTCTCGGGCGCGGTCGACGCCGCGGCGAGTAAAGGAGCCGGCGCCGCCGGCAAACTGAAGTCGGCGTTTACCGGCACCCTCTCGGCGCTGAATCAGACGGGGGTGCTCGGACCATTCCAGGGTGCGATTGACGGCGTTAGTTCGGCGATGGATCAACTCGGCGAACATAGCAAGACGACCGGCACCGTCATGATGGGCATAGGCGGCACGATGGCCGGCGTCGGTGTCGCCCTCTCCGCCTTCGGGTCGAAGGAAAAGGCGTCTCATGACCAGTTGAAGGCGTCGGTCGAGGCGACCGGCGCGTCGTATGACGACTACGCGAAACGTATCGACGCCGCCGGCAAGCGTAACGAGCATTTCGGGTACACGACCGCGCAGACCGACGACGCGCTACGGGTACTGACGCAGGCGACTGGCAGCCCGAAGAAAGCGCTGGACCTGCTGGGTACCGCTACCGACCTTGCCGCCGCGAAACATGAGGACTTGAACACTGCCGCGACGCAACTCGGACGTGCCTACAACGGTGCCGGAAAGATATTCAAGGAATTCGGTATCACCGTGACAAAGACGGCGACGATCGAGAAGGCGGTATCGACGGCGAGCAAGGCGGCGACGTCGGCCGACCAGGGCCTCGCCGCCGCGAAGAAACGTCTCGCCGACATAGAGGCAATCGACGCCGGGAAGAAGAAACTCACGGTGTCGGAAGCGATACGGCTACGCGATGCCGAAAGCGCGGTGCAGGCCGCCGCTATCAAGTCGATGACTGCGCACTCGAATCTCTCACGCGTGCAGGACGCCGCGAAGAAAGCGACGAGCGGGCAGGGTGCCGCTATCGACCAGCTCGCACAGAAACTGCACGGCCAGGCTGCCGCTGCCGCGAACACGTTTAGCGGCCATATCAAGGCGATGACCGCGACGGTTGAGGATGCGGCGTCGAGGTTCGGCCAGAAGTTCGGGCCCGCGCTGACGGTCGCCGGTACGGTCATGGCCGGGCTCGGCGGCACGATCACCGCTACGCAGGGCATTATCGGCATGTTCTCTAAAGGGCAGGAGGCGGCAGCCGCCACTACCGAAGCGGTCACCGCCGCCGAAGGTACCGAAGCGGTCGCGTCATGGGCGGCGCTCGGACCGCTGCTCCTCATCATCGGTGCGATAGCCGCGCTCGTTGTCGCCGGTTACGTGATATATCGCAACTGGAAGACGATATGGAACGGCATTCACGCCGCGATCCAATTCGTCTGGGACTGGATCAAGAAGAACTGGCCGCTACTCCTGCCGATCCTCATGGGCCCGATCGGCATCGCGGTGCTGCTCATCCTCAAGTACTGGAAACAGATTCTCGGCGGCATTCAAGACGTCTGGAACTGGATTCGCACCGCCTGGTCGGCGATATATCAATGGCTCGTCGCACCGTTCATTAGCGCGGTCGGTCAGATCATCGGATTCATGCGGTCGATCCTGAACGCGGTCGTAGGAGTGTGGAACTGGATTCGTGGCGCCTGGTCGGCTATCTACGGGTGGCTGTCGGGCCCGTTCCTGGCGGCGCGCGGCGCGGTCTCGGGCGCCATGACGTCGATATGGAATTCGATTACCGGTGTCTACAACTGGATCGCCCGAAGTTTCGGCGCGGTCGAAGGGTGGATAACGACTCCCTTCTGGCGCGCGTACGACACCGTGCGCAACATATGGAACTCGCTCTATTCGATCGTGTCGGGCGCGGTGTCACGCATGAGCGGCCTGTTCGGCGGAATGTGGAACGGCATTACCGACGCGATGCGGTGGGCACTCAACGGGCTGATCGACCTATGGAACCGGCTACACCTCACGATCGGCGGGTGGACCGCGCACGCCGGCCCGTTGTCTTACACGTTCCCGAAGGTCGACGTCGGAATGCCACCGATCCCGCACCTCGCGCAAGGCGGGCTCATCACTAAGGAAGGGCTCGTGTACGCGCACGCCGGCGAAGCGATTACGCCGGCACCCGGCCGCACGTCGCCGGCTATCTGGATTGAACACCTCGAGGTCGCCGAGACACTCGACGTCGACGCCTTCATGAAACGTGCCGCCTGGCACGTGCAGCGGGAGAGAATCTAATGGTCGTCTGGGGAGACGCACCGTGCGTGCGGCGAGTGTGGCTCGTGCTCGACGGCCAGCAGCTCGACCTACACGACGAGCAGGGCGGCTACTTCATTACCGAATTCGATCCGGGCGCACCGACCGTGCGCGACGTCACGAACAACCGGCCAGACGCGAACGGGCTCGACGACCATACGCAGTTCCTCGGCGGTCGAGTAGTGACCGTCTCGCTTACCGCGATTCGATCGGCGGGCGCGCAGGTCGACGCGGTCGCGAGCTCGTTCGCACCGTTCATGGTCCCTTCCGCGCGGCCGGTCCTTCATTACGTGCTCGACCGGCCCGGTGCGCCCGAGCGGATCATGAACGTGCGCGCCGCGCAGTACGCGTACAAGGTGAACGATCCCGAACAGAGAGACGTGCAACTGCAATTCGTGGCCGCCGACCCGCTGGCATATGACCCGGCGGTGCAGTCGGGTGTCGCGTTCGCCGGTTCGGCCGGGAATGTCGCCGGCCGCAGCTACGACCTGACGTTCGACCGCACCTATCCGGCCGGCAGCACGTCACCGTCGGACGCGCTGCTCGTGCCGGCCGGTGACGTGCCGGTAGCACCCTTGCTGCGCCTGTACGGGCCGGCGACCGGCGCCGCGGTGCGGTTCACAGTCGGCGGCGCGAACGCCGGCGCGGTCGGGCTCGTCGCGTCGTATGTCATCGCCGCCGGCCATTACGTCGAGGTCGACACCGACGAACGTACCGCCTACCTCGACGGCGACCGCACGAAGAACGTCCTCACGTCACTGAACTGGAACCTCATTATTTCGAGCGGGTGGCCGCGCCTGGCGCCCGGTGTCACGACCGAAATGGCATACACCGGCACGTCGACGACGACGTCGTCTCAGGCGGTCGCCTTCTGGAATGACGGCTACCTCTCATGACCCTGACTGCCGGCACCCGCGACCTGGTCGGCCCGTATCCGATCCCGAGCGGGCGCGGCCGGTGGCGCCTCTCGCTGCACTCGCGCGTATTCGTCGGTGGCGGGTACGGGCTCGCCGGCAGCACCTGGCAGACAACCTTGCTCGCGGTATTGACCGGCGCGCGGTCTCGACGTCTCGAAACGTACTGGGCGAAACCGGCGAGCCTGACGTTTACGCTCGACGGCCGCGACCCGATCGCCGCACGCATCCTCGAGCTGGCAACCGACGTCATCGCCTGGCGCTGGGATGACTTCGCCGGCCGCGACGTCTGCATGTTTCACGGCGTCGTCGACCAGGCGCAGGATGAGATATCCGAACAGGCGCACGTGCTCGTCATCGGCGCGCACGACTACGGCGCCATGTTGGAACGTCGACGCATATCCGGTACCGCACCGATCAACTACAACAACGTGACACAAGACGGCATCGTCGAGGCGCTCGTGCGCGACTACGCGGTGAACGCGCAGAATCCGGCGGTCCCGTTCTCATTCCTGCCCGGCTCGTGGCTGCCGCTATTCGTCGTCATGGTCAACCCTGACGGCACTCGGCGCACGGTCGCGCAGCAGTCGCGGGTGCGGCTGTACCAGCCGGGCTCGCAACTCTCCGCGCTGATCGACGACCTGGCGAACGTGCTAAACGGATTCGACTACGACGTCGTGCCGGCACCCGCCGTGAATGCGGCCTGGGTAGGACCGACCGCCGGCCCGATCCCCGCGAACGTCGACGCGCTCAGAATCTTCTACCCGGTGCAAGGCGTCGTGCGCACCGACGTCGCGCTCGTGTATGGCGCGAACGTCGCGACGTGCTCGCGCACTATCTCCAGTGCCGACTACGCGAACCGCGTATTCGCGCTCGGGAACAACGGCAGCAGCGACCCGACCGCGAACAAGATGATTAGCGACCAGTACAACGCGGACGCCTCGGGCGCGAACGTCGGCCTCTGGACCGACACCTTGAACGCTAGCGACGTCTCGCAACAGGCGACACTCGACGAACAGGCGCGCGGTCAACTCACGGTCGAGGGCACGGTCACACCGGCCTACGTGCTCGGACTGCGGCAAGGGCAGTACCGCTACGGGTATCCGAACATAGGCGACGTCGTGCCGATCATCGTGCAATCGGGCCGCCTCGCCGT